CGATATCGCGTCGTCAATCCCGGCAAATATGCTGGTAACCCTAACAATGTAATCTATCGCAGTCTCTGGGAATTTAAATTCATGAAGTACTGTGATACCAATCCCAGCGTGCTGGAATGGGGCAGCGAGGAGGTCGTCATACCTTATTTATCACCAGTCGATGGTAAAATACACAGATACTTTGTGGATTTTTACATGCAGATTCAGGAACAGACCGGCAAGGTCAAACGCTACCTCATAGAAGTCAAACCCAGTAAATTTACACAACCCCCAGCCATACCCAAACGCAAAACTCCGGCGTTTATCAATGAAGTCTATACCTGGGGCGTTAATCAGGCCAAGTGGAAAGCAGCCAGGGAATTTTGTGAAGATCGTGGTTGGAATTTTGAGATTATCACCGAAAAAGAGCTAGGTTTAGATAAATAAACAATGGCAACAAAAAATCCTTTCGATGATCTAAGAATCAACGCCGGCGACGTAAAACGCAGCCAGCAGTGGTATCAACAACAGATAGCCAAGTTACCGGGCCTGAATGCTCGTGTAAGCCGAGCTCTTAGACAGGGTGATAACATACTTAAGATTGGCGGACTGTATCTGTTTAGCTATGATCCTAAACACAAGGATACACTTCCGGTCTATGATACTCTGCCCCTGGTATTACCATTTAATACCGCGCCCGGTGGATTCATGGGCATCAATCTACATTATTTACCCTATGCGCTGAGATTCAAGCTTATGGGAGCATTGTTAAGTTTAGTAGACATCAAGGATCCCAGCAGCCGAGCTCGTGTTAGCTGGCAGATACTAAACAGCAGTACCAAATTTACAGGTGTTGGTGCCTGTGTAAAACATTATTTAAGTAATCATGTACATAGTCAGTATTTAGAAATACCCAATGACCAATGGTTAAGTGCAGTGATGATGCCTCTGGAACAGTTCCATGGCTCAACCAAACAACGAGTGTTTAATCAATCATTAAGGGCAATATAGTGGCTCAGTCAAACGTCAGTAATTTTTTAGCTCAGGTTCTGAGCGGAGGCATGGCCAAACCCAATAGGTTTGAGGTTACCATACTAAATGCTCCCTGTGTGAGCAACAGTAACTGGGGTCAGAGAGTCAGCATGTTCTGTGATAGCACCAGCTTTCCTACTCGTCAGATCATAACCAGTCGCCAACAGTTATTTGGACCACCAGAATTCCTACCCACAGGCATCAACACCGGTGGCGATAGCTTTGGCATGCAGTTCTATCTGGATCGCAGCATGACCATCAAACAGTATTTTGATAGCTGGATGAATGGCATCATAGATCCTGTGACCTATACGGCCAATTACAAACAGAACTACATAACACAGATCTATATTAGTCAGCTGGACGAAGCTGATCAGATCAATTATACAGTAAAATTAATAGATGCCTATCCAACCACGCTTAGTCCAGTTACCCTGGATTATGCTCTGGGTAACCAGGTAGCCAGATTAAACGTAAGTTTTCATTATAGAACCTGGCAACAGGTTAGCCTAGCTCAGGGTCAGTATCAGAGCTTTGGAAATCCATCAGTTTTAGGTAGCCTGCAGATCAATCGTGGCAACATTACCTATTTGACCAACCAGGCCGCTGATTTAATCTCTGGCATTGGTGGTGGCATCAGTGGAACACAAAATGCTTCAGGTACAAACCTTGGAACCCAATATTTAGTATAGAAGGAGTTTTAGCATGGAATTACCAAAAATTGAAGTGCCGCAGTATACTTTACAATTGCCTAGTACCGGTGAAAGTGTCAAGTATAGACCGTTTTTAGTAAAAGAACAGAAACAATTGTTGATTGCACAAAGTGGCGATGCTGAACAGCAGGCCGAAGCAGTGCTGGACCTTGTAGCTGCCTGTACACACAATAAACTACAGGTTCGTAAACTGCCCAGCTATGATGTAGAATACCTGTTTCTACAGATCAGATCCAAAAGTGTAGGTGAGAACATAGAATTAATACTAACCTGCAACAGCTGCGATAACAAACAGGATGGCAAGGTTGATATTTCCCAGGTAGAGGTCAACAAACCAGCTGGACATGATCCGAAAATTGATCTGGGCAATGGGCTGTTAATTACGCTGCGTGATCCAGATCTATCAGCATTAACAAGATTAAAAGCAGACGCTCAGGTTTCAGGAGCCGATGCCATTATTAAATTGGTTGCTTTGAGTATTAAAAATATCTGGCAGGGCGAAACCCTTTATGACCTGGCAGATTATACCGAGGCAGACATCATAGAGTTTGTTGAGAATCTTAGTCCAGCAAACCTAAACAGTATTGAAGAGTATTTTAAAACCATGCCTGTTCTAAGACATGAAATTGAATACAAATGCGAAAAATGTGGAGCAGATAACACCGCGGTCCTGGAGGGACTGCAGAGTTTTTTCCTCTAGTCCTTTCGCACGAGACTCTGTTAAACTATTATCAGACTAATTTTAGCATGATGCAGTTTCATAAGTATAGTTTAACCGAGTTGGATAATATGATGCCGTGGGAAAGGGAAATTTATATCATGTTGTTGGTTAATCATCTCAAAGAAGAGAACCAAAAGTTACAGGAAAAACAACATTAAAAAAGGAAATAAAATGGCAACTAAACCAGTACTATCAACAGAAGATTGGATGACCAAAAAATGGCGACCCATGATGGCTATTACATACATGGCTACAATTTGGTTTGATTTCATAGTGGGTCCAGTAATTTTTAACATTTTACAATATTGGAATCCAGGTCAGGCTGTAACCTCATGGACACCTTTAACCTTACAGGGCGGAGGACTATATCATCTAGCCATGGGAGGTATTTTAGGTATTGCTGCCTGGACTCGTGGTAAGGAAAAAGAAGCCATGATTAATAAAGGTATTGATCCCAATGGTGGTGCATCGCTGGGAACCAAAACTACTGATACCTGGACACAGACAGCAGCTACACCTGCAGCTGAACCAGATCCAGTACCCAACGGTAGATACGCTGAATAATGGCCAAAAAATCCTCAGTTAAGTTATCAGATCTCATCCAGGGGCAACAGAACCTGGGTGGGTATTCTGAGTTTACCAGCTACAGAGATACCAACAAATCTACTCAGGTTGATCGTGTAAGCAAGGAAGAATTTCTATCCATACTATCCAGCATGGGTCAGGGTCAGACACAAACCAGTTCTGGCACCATACCAGGTCAAAAACCTGCCATAAAAGTATTCGAAGAGTTTATCAAACAGACTCAGAAACGCGAAGAGTTGCTAAAAGATGCTACTGAAGAACAGGTTCAGATATTCAAAGAATTAGAAACTGTATTACTAAAATTAAAAACAGCCAATGCCGATGACAGCAAGGCGCTAAGAAAAACACTGGCTGATCTTAACAAACAGCTGGCCAAAACAACCAAGAATGAAGCACAAAAGACCATACAAAAAATGGTCCCGCCTGTGTACAGAGCACCCAGTTATGCTACTCCACTTACAGCTGCCACGGGTCATATGTTTGAGGGATCTGCGGCTTTAACTCCCGAAGAACAAACCACGGCCAAACCCAAGGGTGATTCAGCTGCCATAGGTGGATTGCTATCTGGACTGGGCAGTGCCATAGAAGGTATATTTAATAAATTAGCTGCAGTTACCCTGGGCAAAAGTGTCATCAAAGCACTGGAACGACCCATGGGACCTGAACCCAAGGGCAAACCTTCGGCTCCTGGAGCTCCAGAAAAACCTGGCGCTGCTGGTGAGGCTGCAGAACCTAAACTCAAACCCAAATGGTATGAAGCAGGATCAGATTTTAACAAGGTTATTAAACGAGGTGGAACTGCTCTGGCCGTAGCCGGAGCTGCCAACGAAGGATACAAAGAGTTTACTCAAACTAAAAATGTCACCAAGGGTGCAGTTGTTGGTGGTGCTACTCTGGCAGGTGCTGCCAGTGGTGCATTGGCCGGTGGTAAGTTTGGTGCAGCCATAGGTTCAGTAGTTGGACCCGAAGGTACTGCCATAGGTGGACTACTAGGAGCCGCAGTTGGTGGTTACCTGGGAGCCGAAGCCTTTGAAGATTTTGCCAAGGGATTTAATAAATCATTCTCGGGTGACCCACTTAAAAACATGGTCAAGTCCGGTGTTAACAAGGTAAAAGAAACTGCTGCCGAAGGTAAAGAAATTGCCACCAAAGAAATAGACAAAGTGTCAACCTATATTAAAACTCTTACCTTTGACAATGAAGAAAAGAAAAACAAGAAAGCCAGCGTTGATGTGGGTCAGCCCATAATCATCAACAATAATAATTCAGCACCTGCATCTGGACCGCAGATACTAGCACCTGCTACCTATATCAGACCTACTGAAAGTGCATTCAATCGTAATTTATTCCGTAACTATCAATCAGCATAAAAAAAGGAGAGGCGTTTTAAGTCTCTCCTTATAAAACTCCTTCTTTAAGGGAGTTTTTAATCTTCGGCTGCTAGGTTAGCAAAATAACTGATACTGGTATCATCTTCTTCTAACACTGGCGCTGGTGCAGCAGCTGGTTTAGCAACTGGTTGATCTAGATCAACTTTTTCTGCATGACGCACAGCAGCTGGAACACCACTTAGTACATCAGTCAATTTCTTCTTGAGTTCGTCATAGGATTTGAAATGACGAGCATCTAGGAAATCTACCAATGAGTGCTGTTGATTCCAGATGGCTTCAATTTTGTCATCGGTATCCGCTAAAGGACTAGGTGCTTCAAATTCTGATTTGTCATAATTTCTATAACCTTCCACATTACGAATCTTTAACTTGAAGTTAGCTCCCTTCCAGAAATCAAACGGATTGACGGGCTCTTCGCCTGGAAATTCTGGTTGCATGGTATCTTTGATCTTATCAAAAATGCGCTTACCAAATTTATAAAGTTTAACCTTACCTTCGTTGGCCGGATTAGCTGGGTCCTGCAATACTAATACGTTAACAATATAGGTTAGACGACGCTTCTGATCACGAGCAATGTTCTTGTTGGCCTCGGTTCCGGAATTCCACAACTCATTGTTTAATTCTGAAACTGGATCTGGCTTACCGATAGTGGTCAGTGAATTCTCAATGTACCATTTACCTGTTGGGCCTTTGAAGCCATGATTCCAAACTCGAACCCAGGGCATTTCTTCACCTTTGGGAGCTGCTAGAAATCTAACTACTGCGTAACCATTGCCTGCTTTGTCTACTGAGGGTTGCCAGAAACGGTCATCATCGCGACTGTCCTGACCTTGGGGATTGGCAATCTTCTCTACTTCTTTCATCAAAGTATCGAAATTGCCACGATTGTTTCTTAGATCTGATAAGCTGTTAAAAGCCATTTGTATTACTCCTTCGTATGTGCGTTGTATAAATTGTATGTACTTCGTTTTGTGTTACCATGATAAATTACTACTCATCACAATCATCATTATATAATTATATATCGTCGCTGTCAATAGATCCACCAGGTTTTCTGCGACTTTTTTTCTCAACCTTGACATAGGGCCAGGTGGCTACTCGCTCAGCCAACTGCTGCTGATTGGTGGCTATGCGAAT